CATTTGAAGGATCTACAGCAGATGCAAATGAGACAATACTCACAGCAGCTGATGCAACAGGGGGAGATAAGACTTTAACTTTACCAAATGAAACTGGGACAATACTATCTACATCATCTTCAATCGCTAACAGTAATTTAGCTAACTCTGCTGTTACTATTGGATCAACTTCTATCAGTCTTGGAGGAACAGTAACTACATTTGCTGGTTTATCTTCTCTAACTTCTACAACATTAGTCGGAACTACATTAATTTCTGGGTCTGCTGATGCTGCTAACTCAATAAAAATTGCAAGTGGAAATATAGTTTTTGAGGGATCTAGTGCAAATGATTTCGAAACAACTCTCACTGTAACTAATCCAACAGCTGATAGAACAATTACATTCCCAGATTCAGCTGGAACAGTAGTTTTATTAGGGTCGTTAAGCGTGGCTGCTGGATCAGGATTAACATATAACAGTGGAACTGGTCAATTTGGAACTAGCTCGATACCAAATGCACAATTAGCAAATAGCACTATCACAGTTGGTAGCACTGCAATAGCTTTAGGAGCAAGTGCTACTACTTTTACAGGTTTAGCATCAATAACTTCGACAGCTGTAGTTACAAACGATAGCGGATTTAGAATAAGAGATAATTCAGATAATACAAAACAATTAGCTTTCGAATGTTCTGGTATTTCAGGAAGTACTACTAGAACATTGACAGCTCCTGATAGTAATGGAACAATTGCGACTCAGGCTTATGTTCAGGCTCAGATAACTGCTGAAGACCTTGACATAACAACAGATTCTGGAACGATTGCAATTGATTTAGATTCTGAAGCTTTACAAATTTCTGGTGGCACAGGTATAAATACAAGTGCTACCGGAAACCAAGTAACAGTGGCTGTAGATTCGACTATAGCGACTGAAAGTTTTGCGACTGCAATAGCAGTGGCGTTAGGATAGTATTATGGCAACCCAAGTTCAATTTAGAAGAGGAACTTCCCTTGAACATCAATCTTTTAAAGGTGCTGATGGAGAAGTTACCGTAGATACGACTTTAAAAACAGTCGTTATACATGATGCACTAACAAACGGTGGATTTCCTGTATTAAGAGATGATGGTAGTAATTCAGAACTTTTAAAAGGATCATTATCTAACTGTGCTTTAAAATTTGCTGGAGATGCAAATACAGGATTAATAAGTCCTGCCAATGATGAAATTGCTCTGGTAACTGGAGGAGTTAGCCGTCTTACAATAGATTCTAATGGAAGTGCTACCTTTCCTGGTAATGTTCAAATTACCGGTTCTTTAACAGTAACTGGTGGCTTTGATTCCGGAGAAAACTTAGCATTAATTATTGCTTTAGGATAATATGGCAAACACCTTCAAAGTCGATACAAAATCAAGTTGTGTAACAGATGCACATACTAGTTCAAATGCAAATGTTTTATCAGCTGGTGGTTCCGCTACATTAGTTCTTTTGAGTATCTTAGTTGCAAATAAAACTGGAGCTACTGCAGACGTTGACGTTTTTTTAGTTACAAATACAGGAGATGATGTATTTCTTTTGAGGAATGCTCCTATACCGGCAGGATCTTCTCTAGAGTTGATAAGTGGTTCTAAAGTTATTATGGAATCGAGTGATGTCTTAAGAGTCAGAACTGACACGGCTAGTGCTATTGATGTTTCTATAAGCTATTTAGAACAGACCTAAAATGGCTTTATCAGAAAAGAAAATAGGATTATCTGTAAACAATGATCTTGAAATTTTAACTGATAATTTTAAAATTTTAAAAGCTAAAGTTGAGGCAATTGAAATAATTGTACATGAGGAAAAAGTCTTATTGTTAGATGATTCCACTTGGGAAAACATAAGAAAAAAAAGAGATTACATTTTAAAATCTACAGATTGGACTGTAATACCGGGATGTACTGTTGATCAATCTCAATGGGCAGCATATAGACAAAATTTAAGAGATATCCCTCAAACTTATTCTAAAATTACTGATGTAAAATGGCCGACTCAACCTTCTACTTCAGGACCAAATAGTTAAAAAATTGTCATATTTACTGAGCTTAAAATAATTAAAGAAATAAAGAAGACTTTTAGTTTAATCTGCTATGCCATATATTGGAAATACTATTCGTGCTGCTGACGATTATAGACTGATTGATGACATAAGCAGTGGATTTAATGGTAGTGCTACAACTTTTGCTTTACAAGTTGCAGGTTCTGCCCCAGTTCCTTTTCCTAAATCACCTCAACAGGTTTTAATATCAGTAAACGGGGTAATTCAGGAACCAGACCCTACGGGAACTTCAGGATTTAATTTAGTTGGTACAAATATAGTTTTTAGTTCTGCTCCAACAAATGGGCATGCATTTTTTGGAATAATATATGCGACCGCTGACTATCTAAATTCTGGTGGTAATTTCCCTTCAGGCAGTACTGGTGCCCCCTCCTTAACTTTTGTTGGAGATGAGGATACTGGAATCTACAGAAAAGGATCAGGTAGTGTCGGATTTGTTTCCAACTCAACTGAGATTGCAAATACCGATAGTAACGGAATAACAATTTCATCTGGTAATTTAATTTTAGGTGATAGTGGTAGTGCATCAAGTGGACGTTTGGTTTTGGGAGCATCGTCAGATCTTTCCATTTTTCATAGTGGCAGTGCTTCAATAATTAATGATGGTGGTAATGGTGAATTAATTTTACAAAGAGGTGGTAATGACGTACTTTCGCTAACAAGCACTGGTATAAAAATCACTGATCCTGGTAGTACAGCTCAAGTTGAAGTTATAGGTTTTGAAGGTAGTAATGCAAATTTATTATTAACTGCTGATGAGGGTGATGATAATGGAGATAAATGGATTATACAAAGTCAAGCATCATCAGGAAAACTAAAACTTTATAATGATGTTTCTGGTGGGAATAGTGAAGTGTGGGCAATAAGTGGTGTAGGTGATGTTACCCAAACAGGAAATTTGTCATTACCTGATAGTAAGCAAATTCGAATTGGTTCGTCAAATGACCTAACCATTGAACATAATGGTAGTAATTCAATAATTAATGACGCTGGAACTGGTGAGTTACAACTTCAAAGGGCTGGCAATACAATTCTCTCTTTTAATGATTCAGGTATTATTGTTACCGATCCGACAGGCGGTGCAACAGTAGAAATTCAAGGCTTTGAAGGTGGTAATGCCTCATTAAGGTTGGTGGCTGATCAAGGAGATGACAACGGTGATGTCTGGAGAGTGCAATCTAATGCAAGTACCAATAATTTTTTAATACAAAATAACACCTCTGGATCAATGGCAAGTCTGTGGCAGATGAGCACTGCTGGTGATGTTACCCAAACAGGTCATTTATCACTACCTAACAGTAAAGAAATAAGACTAGGTGATTCAGATGATTTGCTTATCTCGCATGACGGAGCCAACTCGATTATTAATGATCAAGGTGCTGGTAATTTAGTACTAAAAACCAATGGAGCAAAAGTATCAATAACTACTGGTGGTGGGGTTGAAATAGCTAATTTTGTAAACAATGGAGTATGTGAATTATTTCATCAGGGTCACAAAACTTTAACTACCAACAGTGCAGGAATAAAAATTACAGATCCATCTGGAGAAGCAATAGTTCAAGTTGAAGCTCCTGAAGGTCAAAGTGCTTCGATTCAATTAACTGCTGATGAAGGAGATGATAATGGTGATAGATGGAAGTTGGTATCAGTAGCAGGTACTAATACTTTTAATATACAGAATGATACAAGTGGATCTAATGTTACAAAATGGAAGATTGATACACTTGGTGATATTACCCAAACAGGTCATGTAAGTTTGCCTGATGAAAAGAAAATAAAATTTGGTGCTAGTAATGACATGACCATAGGTCATATCAGTGGAACAAATACTATAGAAATTGATAGTGATTTAGCAATAAAACATGGTTCTGAGAATGTTGCAGTTTTTAAAGATGATGGTGATGTTGAGCTCTACAATAATAACGAATTACGTCTACGAACTTTAAGCAATGGTGTTGAGGTTCAAAGAAATGATTCTGCTGTTGATTGTTTATTTCAAGTTAAAAATGTTGATACTAATGCTGCTTCTGACGCAATTATAAGAATATTAACTTCTAATAATACAGCACACTCCATACTACAATTTGGAGATTCAGGTGATGGTAATAATGGGGAGATAAACTATGACCATAATGCTGTTGATATGACGTTTGCTGTAAATGCCTCTAATCTTTATGAAATGGATGCTGGTGCGTTTCATCCACTTAGCAATAGTCAAGATTTAGGTAGAAACACTGGTAATAGCGTAAGATGGGATAATCTTTATATTCAAAATAACCCAACTGTCAGTTCTGACAGAAATGAAAAGAATACAATAGTTGCTTCTGATTTAGGTTTAGATTTTGTAAATAAATTAAATCCAGTATCTTACAAATTAAATAATGGTGAATCTGGTAGAACTCATTATGGAATGATAGCCCAAGATATAGAAACTCTTCTATCTGAAATCGGTAAAACAACAATAGAGTTTGCTGGTTTTGTCAAAACAACAGCTACAGATGATGGAAAGGGGAATAGTATAACTCCTTTTGATTCTTATAGTTTAAGATATTCTGAATTTATTGCACCAATAATTAAAGCAATTCAAGAATTATCAGCTAAAGTTTCAGCGTTAGAAGCTTCTTAAGCTAAGAAACCAACGACAATCTCTAAAGTGTCTTGGTAAAATTAGCCATTTTAAACTAGATATAACAAAAGTAGTTTATTTAGATGGCATACATTGGTGCAGAACCTCTTCCAGGACAGAATAGAGAAGTAGATGATATTTCTAGTAGTTTCAATGGAAGTACTACTGCATTTACTCTGCAAGTTTCTTCTGTAAATGTAAGTCCAGAGAGTGCAAATAATATATTGATAAATCTTGGTGGGGTTATGCAAAATCCTGGCACAGATTATACAATTGCTGCGAGCACTATAACCTTTACGACAGCTCCAGCATCTGGACTTAGTTTTTTTGGAATAATATTAGGAGCTGGAATTAATACAGCGACTGTAGCCGATGACACAATAGGTCCCTCTAAATTATTAGATACAGCTGTTACAGCAGGTAGTTATACGACTGCTGACATTACAGTTGATGCTCAAGGAAGAATTACAGCTGCATCAAATGGAACAATCTCAGGAGCTGAGATAGCAGATCAGGCAGTGACAAATGCCAAGGTAAATGACTCAGCTGCCATAGCTGGTACAAAAATATCTCCTGATTTTGGTTCTCAAGCAATTAGTACAACTAGTGATTCAGTAACTATTGGTGATAGTATTATTCATTCTGGTGATACTAATTGCAAAATAAGGTTCCCTGCTGCTGATACTGTCAGTATTGAAACTGCTGGTAGTGAAAGATTCAGAGTTACTAGTGCGGGAAATTGTGGTATTGGCACAACTTCACCTTCTGTATTGCTTGATTTAGAAAGTGCTTCACCAATAATTAAACTTACAGATAGTGATGCTACAGGAACGCCAGAATGTGAGATAAGTGGTGCTGGTGGAGATTTAATTTTAAGGGCAGATAAAGATGGCGAAAAAGATACATCAATGATTAAGTTTGAGATAGATGGAAATACTGATGCTGTTATAAACCATGATGGAAAAGTAGGTATAGGTACATCAAGTCCAACATCAGCATTGCACGTTTCTGCCACAGGTCAGTCTAATGGTATAAGACTGATAGATAGCAGTACTTCAGGTGGTGCACCAAGTCTTGAAATAATATCAAAAAGATCAGATACTAATAGTAATACAGCTTTTGCTGCCAACATATTTCTAGCAAGGCATGGAACAGCTAATAAATGTACAAATGGAAATATACTAGGGTCAATTAGTTTTGGCGGTAATCATACAGATGGAAGTGAAAGTAATATTTCCTATGCAGCTTGCATAAGAGCTGCTGCTAGTAATAGTTTCGATTCTAAAACTGATATGCCAACCGACTTAGTATTTTGTAATGGTACATCAGGTACAGATAGCTCTGGTGAGTCAGCAGGAAGTAGTAATATTGGAACGGAAAGAATGAGAATAAATAGTTCTGGACATTTGCTGTTTAATTGCACTTCTTTACCAAGTACTTCTGTGGCTGGTATGGCTTTTGAAAAGAATGGTAGCACAGGCGTTTTATTTCATTCAAATGGTTCTGCAACAACCGCTATAAATGTCGGTGAGTTTATAAACGGCAATGGAGTTGTCGGAAGAATAACTACAAGTGGTAATAGTTGTTCGTTCACAGATGTTAGTGATTATAGGTTAAAAGAAAATGTAACTCCAATATCTGATGGTATAACAAGATTAAAATTATTAAAACCCTCAAGATTTAATTTTATTAGTGATCCAACTAAAACAGTTGATGGGTTTCTTGCACATGAAGTGACGCCAGTTCCAGAGGCTATTACAGGTACAAAAGATGAAGTTGATTCTGACAACAATCCAATTTATCAAAGTATTGATCGAGGTAAACTTGTTCCATTATTAACAGCTGCTTTACAAGAAGCTGTTGCAAAAATAGAAACATTAGAAACTAAAGTTGCTGCATTAGAGTCAGCTTGATAAAATTTAATTAAATACTAAAAAAAATGCAAAAAATTTTTAATGCAATAGCTGTTGCTTCAGGAGTTTTAACTTTAACAATAATAGGTGCTGGAATCTATGGTTATAAATATATAACTAGTGATAATTTCGAGAAACTAATTAAAAATAAAATTATGGGAGATATACAAAATGTTCTTCCAAAAGCTATTGAAAGTGAATTACCAGATACCACAGGAATCTCTATACCCTTCTAATGAGTATTCCAGATATAGATATACAAAATATATCTATACCTAATATTCCTGTTCAGGTCATACCACCAGTACGAGTATTTGGAGATTATGTAGTTCATCCTTCTTTTAGTGAGCCCTCTCTTTTACTGCCAGGTTGTTATAAAACTCATCGTGATGCTGACAAAAATTCTAATCTTATAAATGATGATCCTAGGGGGACTTTTTGGGAATGCCCTTGGGGAGAAGTTCCTGAAATAGTTCCTATTCAGTTTGATAGATCTAAAATGATTTATTCAAATGATAGAAAAGAAGAAAAAAAATCTGAAAAACCTGTAATACTTAAAGAACAAACAGAAACAAAAATTCCTGAAAAAGATAAAAAAGAAACATTTTTTCCACCATGTCCAGATCCTAATTCAAAGCTCAGGGTGGGCTCGTTTGCCAATGAGAAACGCTTGGAAAAGATTAAGGAATTTCGTTATAACGAATCTAAGACAGAATGCCTAACTATTTGGGAGGATGTCAGTTATGTTGATTCGTGGTTACCAGAGCCAAGCCTAGTCATAAACACGGTAATAATAGCTTCTATTGCTGCTACCAGCCCTGCTTTAATTAATATTATTAAAGGGATTACGAAGAATATTATGAAGAAAATTACTTCTTCTCAGGGATCGAAAAAGAATGATAATGCTTCTCAATCTGATTAGGTTTTGGAGTCAAAAATACGTCGGAGCAAACAGAGTGAAAGATTGTACCCTCTTTTACATTTATACCCTTCTGCATTAATTCGCCACAATGTTTTACCCTCGCAACATGCCATTCTAATTCTAAATTTTTTAATTTTTGTTTTTGAATACCTATTTGAGTTGAAGCTGCATCTTTACATAACTTACCTAGCTTTCGATCTAATGGGATACTAAAATTTAAGGTGATTCCTGTTCCCAGAGAATAAGAATCCTTGTTGGTACCTGAATAATTCTCTTGCCAGAAGAGGATATTTCCAGGATTGTCTGGTGTCCCATCTCCTATGGGGTTACCATCATCGTCAAAATCTCCTACTATATCAGTTGGATCATATACTGGTGTTTTATATCTGTGATCAAATGGTTTTTGAAAATTTGTATTAAATGTTGAGAAGGGGGTGATGTTCATCATAGGTCCCTGACAGACTATATTTCCACCATATTGATTAGTATGGAAACTACCGTTGTTAACATTATAATTTTGATTTGTAACCGATCCTGTATTTGATTGACTTACTGCATTAGCTAATACTGATGTTGGAGAGAGAAGTATTAATAAAGCTATTTTTGAAAAATTGACTGCGTGACTGTTGTGCTTTCCACGGTTATATTTCTGTTTATTGTTGTCACATTGGAAAGCCCTGGTCCCATATAACTCTCTGTAAGTTGAAAGGCTGCTCCGTTTTCTGTCTGTACGAAGGTGGGTTTTGTATCGAAATCTAAACCAGTCCATGAATAACTAACCCCATCTGTAGTCCCAGTTTTCTTAACAGCATCTGGTATCATACTACCGCTGTTTTGCAGCTCTACGCCAGTTCCAGATACACTGTATGTATACCCTGAATTATAGTCCTTTGAAACCACGGATTCAACTATAGTTTGTTGAGTCGTGGTAGTAGAATTCATAGTTCCTGTAGTCCAAGCACCTGATACAGGTGAGGCTTTTAAAGGAACAGGTAAAAATATAAGCAACAATAACAGCCGTTTCATTAGTCTATGGTCAAACCAACCACGAATTGTCCAGTAACTGTAGTACCTGCCCCACCTGCTGTTAGCGTCATTGCTCCTTTAGTATCAATAGTTCCAGCAAGGTCACCTGCTGTTCCTGCACTTGTGCTAGTTAAATCACCAAATGGACTTACTTCACCAACCGTTAAACTTGTTGCAACAGTGTCTCCAGCAGTATAACTAGAACTGTAACTGAATGAATCGCCATCTTCGAGTTGACTAGCTGTGATAGCTGTATATGCATTGACGCCATTAGTTGCTGCTCCTAGTCCGCCAAGGCTTCCTGCTGTTGTGCCGTCTGTTGTTTCAATTCCTGTTCCACTTATACTCATAGAATTTCCAATACGATCTGCTGCGGTAGCTGCTGCAGAAACCTCTAGCTGTACTGAGCTGGATATTGAGTGATACACATCACTTTTAGCTAAAGTGGGTGTTAATAATATTATTAATAGTGAAAAATACTTTACCATTTTTCTTTAAAGATAGTATTTAATACTTATAAGTTTACATGAGGGTAAACTTAGTATATATGGAATAAAAAAATGACAGAAAATCCAAAAGAAAAGAAAGGTGTTTTCGCAAAAATAAAAGAAAACATAGATGACAAAGAAGAGCAGATAGCTTTTATTTCAGTTATTGTCAGACTGGTTGTTCTAGGTTGGTCAGCATTCATTGTAAGCCTTAATTATATAAGTATTCCCGGCTACTCAAATGAGCCCAAGGATATTACTTTTCCAGCTTCGATTCTGACAGCTGCGATTTCAACATTTGGTATTGAGGCATCACGTAAAAAAGGAGAGAAATCTAAAGAACCAGAAAATAAGTCTGGGGCAGTAACCACTCAGGTATTACGTATCGAACAGGCTCCAATTAAAATAATTACTGAGAGTGCAGGTAAATGATATGTACAGTAATAGACCACGGAGAAATTGGGGAATAATAGCTGTAGTCTCAGTTTTAGGAATATCTAATCTCTCTTTAATGAATACTTTAGTTTCTCATAAACTAAGAAATCCTTTTCCTGATATAAATTTACCAGTAGGACCTTATACAAGTTATAGAGTTAATGCTTCAGCTAAGGGATATAGTATCAGCTATAGAGCAAACGATCCTAAGATTTTAACTAGAGTGAAGGATTTAGAGGAGCCGAAAGGTCTATTCGGTAATAAAAAAACTATGTTAAGTTTACGAGAAACTTACACAATGAATGGTGAAGGTAGTAAAAAAGAGGTAGAGGGAACCGTAATGACTGACAAAGATATCGCTTGCATCAAAGTAGAGGGTAGTGGTAACTCTACAGGTAAACTTGTAGGAGCCTCTGTAGGAGTTAAGGCTGCTCCGATGGTTAGTAACATTCCAATAGTGGGATGGCTTGCTGCAGGATTTGTGACTATGTTTGCACAAGATAAAGGATCAGAGATAGGCGGACAAATAGCTAGAGATTACAATGATTGTTAATAAGTTATTCTAGAGTTATACTCTAAATAGTTACTTTATTAACATGTCTTGCGGATTATCAGTGGAAAAATTAAAAGATTTTGAAAAGCAAATAGATGAACAGGCTGCACAATTAGCAAATCAGATTCAACAATTAGAAACTCAATTAGTTACTGCTAAAAATTCTTATATGAAAGTTTTAGGTGCAAAAGAATTTGCAGCTTTAGCAATAAAAGAATCTGAGACAGATCATGAAGCTACAGCTGAAGTAGTGCCAGAGGCTAGTGGTGATTGAGATGTTAAGGGAGATGAATAAAAATAGATATAAAGCCTTACAGTTATTAGCAGATCATTTACGCACTCCATCTAGAGATTTATCTTTGAATGCAATTTTTAGTGACGTTAAAGATGAAGATCTTAAATGGGTTACAGAAAAAATTCATTATTATTTATTAAGACTTCTTGAAGAAGTAGACTATGAAAAAGAAGAAGAGATAGATCTAGTTTCATTAATGGATTAATCACTACACTTGTGTAAGTTTATGCAGCATAAAGTTTCTACAAGGTTGCAAGGTACATGTGATTCACTGCGAGCAAGATTTACTAGCAAATTTAATTGAACTCTCTCCAAAAAACGCTCGCCTTAAATTTCGACAATGTATATTTGAATCTTGGGATTGGAAGTGTGCTTATTGTGATAAGCAATTAAACAAAGATAATGCAACGATTGATCATATATTACCAAAATTCAAAGGTGGACATAATGTTAAATCAAATATGGTTTGTTCATGCTCTAAATGTAATAGACTTAAAGGATCAAATCTTTTAGAAGATTGGTATAAACCAAGTTATAAATTTTACCAAGAGGAGAGACTTGTTAAAATAAAACAGTGGATGGAGCAAGACCAACCAATTAAAATTTTATCTTCAGATAAAGCTACACCTTACATAACTAATGATTTCTACATCGGATGGGTTGTCTCCTGAAGAAGAGGCAAAAAATTTTGCAAGAGACTATGCAAAAGAGTTACAAGAAGAAAAAGAACAAGAAATTCAGGAAATAGTTGACAGACGTATGTATACTCCTGGAGATGAACCCCTTTATGGAATGAGAGGGCAGGATTTAAATTCTAAGTTAGAATCGGGACAGATAAAGATTTTGTAAATGAACGATGTAAATCCAAATGATGCTCAACTTGTAAATGAGCATCTTGTCCAATGTCTTAGAGATTCAGTAGTGGTTTACAATCAAACACAATTAGTACATTGGGGATTACTAGGATCAAAATTTTACCAAATACATCTTCTCACAGGAGATATTCAAACTGAAATGGTAGAAGGTATTGATAATGTGGCCGAACATATAAGGTCTGTAAATGTAATGACACCAGCAAGTGTTGGTGATTTAATTTCTTCTAGAATTAATGATATTAATATATCTGACCCATTCGATCAAGATAAAATTATTTTAGATTTAAGTGTTGCACATGACATCCTTTCTGGTTTTTTTGAAGAGTTAGCCAAATATGCTGGTTTGATTGGTGACAATTTGACACAGGATTTAGCAGTTGAGCGTGGAAGGATTCATAAAAAAAATCAATGGCATCTTAGGGCTACAATGACATATATGACTACTAATAAAGAAAGAACTGATGTCGAAAAAGACAAAGCCTAAACAATTTTTGAAGGAATATTTAAAATGTAATAAGCCTAGGAAAACTCCTAGTCATAAAACAAAGTCTCATGTAGTTAAAGCATGTAAAGATGGAGAGGAGAAATTAATAAGGTTTGGTCAACAAGGTGTAGAGGGTGCTGGAAAGAATCCAAAATCTGAAAAAGATAAAGCAAGAAGAAAATCTTATTATGCTAGGCATGATGCTCAGGATAGTAATCCTGATAAATTCTCTGCTCGATATTGGTCACATAAAACAAAATGGTAATTAGATGAGACTCCAACTTCTCCACCATTTAGTAATAACATATTTACATTGTTCTTCTGGTGGCAAGGCTTCATGAAGTGTTTTAAAGTTTGGAAATCCATTAAAATATAAATTATTCCAAGCTATTAGTAATCCTTTTTTAGGTTTGATTTTTAAATTTAAATACTTGAAATAAGTTTCTCCTCCTTTTTCAACATCATTTAGATAAATCATAGTTGTCCATGTTCTTTGACCCATCCATTCACAATAAGTTTTAAATTCTGGTGTAAATGGGCTAAAAAAATCATAATGCTCTTTATAAAATTGTCCCGGAAGGTACTTTTGCCCTTGCATGTGCTCACCGAGAAATGGCTCTAGGTTAAGTAAATTCGATATTTTTTGATCAATAAACAAAAATAAGGGGTCATCAAAATATCCTAAACCAGCTGATTGACTGGTTCTATCTTCGCTTACCAAACATGTATCATCTTCGTTTGCAACAGTTGAGTCTGTAAGTCTTGAATTGATTTCATTAATTAAACTAGAGCATTCCCTTGTGTTTAGAAAGTTTTCACATTTATATATCTGTGTAAATGGATATTTAATACGGTTACATTTTTCTGTTATTGGATTTTTATAAAAATTTAAATAATTTATTTTATTTGGTTTACTTTTAAATAAACAATGATCTATCATTTCATTTATTTCTTTGTCATTAGCGTCTAAAATTTTTTTATATTCACGTACTATCTGTTTTTTACTTGCCCCACTAAGGCAACATTTCATAAATTCTTCAGCATGGCTTTCTAAATTCAACTTAAGTTAGAGCAGTCTTAAAATAATTTTAAACATATATTCTTGTTATGGAAGTAATTGCTCTTAGTTTTGTGATTCTATTTGGTAGTACTTATGGAATAGGAACTGTTTTACTAGGAAAGTCAAGTATTAGCGAGTAAAATCAATTGCTCATTAATTCACTGTTGGTACTATATGTATAAAGGTTTTTATTTATATGGATCTTAACCTTCCGACGAATGTTGAATTTTCAATTCATGCTGCATCTTTGGCAATACAATCTTTAGATAGAGTAGAATTGGAAGAGGCATTTATAGAGCTTTTACATCAAAAAGCATTAGATCGTCAAATGTTTTATGGCATTATGAAGGATCATGGCATTGATGCCAACATTCAATTCCAGCTCTCAACTGAAGGGCAAATTTCTTAAGAAACATGGCTACACGAACAATTGAGGCAACTCTTGATACATTCAGCGTTGATGCTGGATCTGAGATTACATATCTTGGTCCTACAGCAGGAGGTAATAAAGGTGATGCTATAAGAGGATTTAGAGTAAATCCAGGAAGCACAGGAGATATTAAAGTAACTCTTGATAAAGCAGAGGGAGTAAATACAATCCAAATTTTTCAAGAGGATGCATTTAGCACAGGTAGTGCACCTGCTGGATATAAGAAGTTTTTTGATATAGCAAAAGCTGGTAAGAATAAGGGAGCTGTAGGAGTTACAGTTACTAATGCTGCTAAAGATTATGTTGTTCTTTTAGAATTAGATGGTTACTCTGAAGTAAGCTATAACGGATCTGTTGTCGTACCATAAATATTCATTATTTACTGAAAAAGGTTATCAACTAACAAAAAAATATACAGTTCCTAAAATTAATTTAGGAATGAATCAATATGCAGCTTACAAGGATTTTGGTGAAGATACTTGGAGAATAGGATATGGGAGTAAAGTTATTAATGATCACTTTATTAATCATGATGACAAAGCCTCTCAAGAAGAAATAGATAAGCAATTTTACGAAGATTTAAAAGTTTTTGCTAACAAGGCTCAAGAATATGTATTTGTAAATTTAAACAAGAATAAAAGAGCAGCTCTTCTTAGTTTTGCACATAGTATTGGAATCTGTTCATTTAAATCTTGTAGATTACTTGAACTAATAAATAGTTATGCATCTAAAAATAAAATAATTAAAGAGTGGAGTCCTTATATAAATCACATATGGATGTCAGGAGGCGATCTAATGACCTCCAGAAGGCGTACTGAGTTAGATATGTACTTTGCACCAGATAAAGAAATACCTACCTTCTATCGTCATAAATGCCACACTAAGGTTTGTTTGTTAAATATTGCTGAAACTTACAACGGATCTGCTACACAGATAAAAGGAATTGAGTATTTAGAAAAAAAATTTACAGAACTTGATCCATCTGGGGAAATTCTTCGGAAGTTTTTTCGATATTGGAACAGTACTCCAAGTGGTCTAGGATCTCCTTTGCGTCGTAAGGTCGATCCTTAAGCCAATCAAGACAATCCATCAATAAAAGTTCTCTACTATAATTTTTTTCAAATTCTTTATAATTAATCGAAGTCTCTAGCATGGTCAAGGATGTCTGGTTCCTCTCTAAATCCTTTTCCATAGATTGATGTTGCGATTTCATTGTTTTTATCTGTCTCCATACTTATTTTTAGCAGTACTAAATATCCAATTAAATCATTTACTACGTCTTCATCAGTGGCTAACAATCCGGCTCCTTTCATAATTCGATTTAATTTATCATCTATACGCACTAATAATTGTTCCGTAGCAGAGCATTTACTAAAAATTCGATTTGGTTTTAAAGCTGAATTACCATATTTTCTATTCTTATGAATTAATAATTCTTTAATATCATCACAAACTCCACTAATTTTTGTTTCTGTTTCATTCATTGTCATGTTAATCTCCAATAGAATAGATCTATGAAACCTCAGTCTACCCAAAGTTACGACGTTGACAATCGTTATAGATTTTACAAGTCGTTAAATTCAAATGAAGATATAAGTCCTGATAGACGAGGAGTTAGACCGGCTCTTGATGATGATAGTTCTAGAAATTTTTTAAAATCTTATATAGGTCAACTAAGGGACTCAAATTTTCCTAGAACGATGATTGATTAAGAAACTACCTTTCCTATATGGGAAAATATATTTTTAAATCTTTCTATTTGATTAAAACCAAAACTTATTTCGGGTAAGTAAATAAAATAGCCCCAATTTATAGGTGAATCTAAACATTCAAATTTCTTACCGTGTATTAAATTAGCCCTATCTTTAGGAATGCAGACTGGAAAATCCCACATTTCTGGACAAGTTCTAATCATTTCTGGATAAGTAGTAAAGAATAAAGCCTCTGGTATATTTCTTAATTTCCACTCACGTAATAATCTACGAAACCAAATAACAGAAGGAGCTTTTGCTCCTTGACCAGCTGATAAACTCCACCTCCATGTACCTCTTTTTTTTGCAAAAGAACATCTTCCATATGTAGGAGGGAATAAGTATGTCTTTCCACACCAAGGTTCTTCTATATTTAAACCATCAATCTCATAAGTATATATTTTTTCTGCTCTGAGAAATTGATTATTTGCATCATATGTAGAACATGGATCTAAGTCTATATTCTGTAGTAACGCATCTATGTAAGGTATATATTCACAAGGAGTCAACCAATCATGAGTTATATGATCTACTTGTGCCAGAGATCTTTTACTAGCACCCCAAGATCCTTTAGTCACATCATTTTAAAACTAGCACCTTCAGAATCTTTTTTGTAATGAACTAATGACATTTGTTTATCATCTTGAATGATAAATAAAGCTTCTTTATCAGGATCTAATTTTTCTGCTCTAACTATTGCTTTTTTCATCACATCTGCAGGACCCTCTAGATCATTCTTATTAAGATCATCTACAGCGTGAATCAGGTTATTAACCGTTAAATAAAACATAGATTTTTTTTCATCTTCATGAGTAGGTACATATACCATCGCACCAGGACCTTCATTATGATAAAACTTGAAATAAAACTCACACATGTCAGAACATATTCTTTCGATAGTCAGCTGATAAAGTTTTTTCTCATCTTCACCTATTGCAGTTCCTATTAATTTTTTAAGTAATTTATTTCTTCTATTAGTCATTTAGATTTTCCTTCTGTTACATTTTTATCATTTTTTTTATCTTTGTCAATTTTTATTAAATCATGTAGTCCTGATTTTTTAAGAGTTTCTAACAGTTTTGGTAAAGGTTGATATAAAACAACAGCCTTTTGCATATTACCTATTTTTTTAATTAATTTACCGTTTTTATCTCTTAATTTTGTAAGTTCTCCTTGTCTAATTAAATACTCTGCAACACATCTATATCTTCTTTTTTCAGCTAAATTTATCTCAGGATATCTATCACATATAGTACTAGTTTTCATATCACTAAAAGTAAGTCTTATCTGATCAGCCAGTGATAATCCTAGTATTAAGTCTTTCGTGCTTGTTTCATAGCTGGAAACTAACTCTAAATACCTTCTAAGATCTTGATTATTGAAACTACCTGATGGAGGTATAAATATTTCTACTTGTTCTATCAAAGATTTACATAGTTTTTTTCTAAAATTTTTAGTTGTGACTGAATTTATATCTAAATCAACAAATCTATAACTCTGATATAAGTTATCAGGATCTTTATGTGGTGCATAATTTGTTGTATCTAAGATATCTACCCAGTCCTCTAATTGTTGTGCTTCCATTCGAGGACACTATCTTTTCAAATACTAGCCTACTTTTTTATATCGTTCCATTGTTGTCTATGACTAATCATTAAAACCCAGATATAGTAATACTTTAAGCCTCTAAAATGATCCTTTAATTTAACATGATCATCCCAATCTTCACCATGCAATTCAGTTAATCTTTTCTTACACTTTTCTAATGAACCACTGTAATTTGTTGCTTCCCAACATGATTTAGCTAGTAACATTTCCTGAAGTGTACATAATTTTTGAAGTTCTAATGTGGACATACTATGTAGAAGTTGGCTAATATCAGAGAGATATGGATACTGTTTGTCATGCGTCGCCCCATTACTTATGCTGAATTGATTTTGATTTTGTTCCTCCTCCCTGCCGGATTTATTGGAGCTAACCATTTGTACGAGTTTGTTACAGATAGAATAACAATAGAAGTGAAATTTAAAAAGTAAAATGGGTAGAAGCAGTCCTTCACCACCAACAATTATAATGCCGGAGCAAGCTGATCCTATAGCATTTCAAACTATAATTCCACAAAAAAGTTACAGAGATTTAGCTGAATCTATTGGTAGGACTACAGGTGATTATAATAAATTTTTAAAACGAAGATTTGATTCAGTTGGAACACCCAGAGAAATGGGTGCAAGAAAAGCTGCTAATAGATTAATGGAGACTTCATCATATGAATCATCTTTACCTGGACAAAGCCGTATTAAAGAAGATAGATTTTTAGAAACACCTAGAGAGTTTCCTATACGTTCTAATAATAGAAGTACATTTGATACTAGACCAGGGAAAACTGCCGGTAAAAATAAAGCAAGAAGATTACGTGGAGGAGGTAAAATAGAAAAAACATCTGCACAGAAAGCAGCAGGTATGCTTAGAAAGGATGCTGCATCGGATTACAGAAGGGCACTGAAAAGAGTAGAGCAAGAAAGGAAAAAAGGAAGGAAAAGTTTATTCTTGAAGTATCCTAAAAGCCCTGGCTTTGCTAAGAATAAAGATGAGATTTTTGCTCCAAAAGATTATGAAAGCTGACCAAAATTTACAGTAGATGAAACAGTTTCATTTACTGAACCTAAATTTATTTGCTCATCAATACTCTCTGTAATAAATCTCCAGTCCAGAACTGATACGTTTAATCCTATAGAAAAAGTAGTCTTTATATATCGAATATCATTTGTTATTACAAATAAATATTTTCCTGAATTTAATCTTGTATTAGGATAGTCACTCAACGGTAAAATATTTTCATCATCTAAATAGTCAATAGATGACTCTTTATATACATATCCATCATTGTTAATTGGTAATTCTTGTCTATGATTATTCTCATCGATTTCATAAAATGCTATTAAAGTGTTTCTATTTGTATTTTCCTCGTAAGAGGTTCTAGAAAATAATTGAGTGAATTGTACTGTTCTTGGTTGATTTAATTTTAATTGATAAAAAGTACTTTGTTTTCTAGTGGTTCCTCCATGAGTATCTGAAATTACTTTTGTTTTAAATATTGCAGAAAAATCTCCTAAATCAATTGGATTATTTAAATTATCTCCTAATTGTGCAGGTAAAGGGTCAGAACCAAAATAAGAAGTCGGACCGTAAGCTGTAGGACCTCCTCCACCTGTTGGATATGATTCCACAGTTCCTAAATTAAAAAAACCTAAATTACTTGGGATAGTAGTGAGAAATCTCGACACTTTAAATTTGTTTATTCCTTTCTCTATGATACTGCAGAATATTTTCATGATGCAGCTTAATGTCTTTTATAGACTTACATTCTGGTATTTGTTTTACACCTTTAATCATTAAGTGTTTTGGGTTACAGCAAAAAGCTACACATTTTGGTTTACTAAAAATTCTATACTTTCCTGTATATCCTCTACTTAACCAAAAAGAAATTCTAGGGGCTGATTGAGTTTTACCTGAATGAAAAGGTGATGGAAAATAAGCAGTTGATTCAGTACCATTTTTTCTTGTTGCACCTTTCCATTGCCAACAATCATCCTCTCCTTTTATATCTACTTGTTCCCAAAATCTTTTTACTTGCCAGTACCATTTCATATCAAATTCTCTTACATCAACTGTGCATCTCCCTTTTTTAATTTCATCCATACAGTCTAAACATTCACCCATCAATCCAAAATTACCTTTATGTTTTGTTGTTCCATGAATATGCCAAGGACACTCATAATTCTGACTTTCTTTCACGATTCCTCTAAAATTTTTAGCTTCATTTGGATGAGCTCTCATTAAGTTTATACAAACATCTGAGAGATTAGACCAAATCTTTTCTTCATTATATTGATCTTTTCTATCTTCGGCATTCTCATAAGTCTCTCCAGAGCAGATTCTTCTTACGGAATGATATGGTAAACGATAATGTTTTGATAACTTTCTACTACTAATACCACTTCTACTTTCCATTCTCAATTTAGTTATTAAGTTAATATCAATAGATTTTTCACTGGTTTTTGCATTTTCATAAGCTACATCTTTTCTGGTGCCCCAGTAATAATGAGATGGATTAAGACAATATTGAGACTTACATTCATTTTTTTTAACGATTATCGGATTTTCTTCAGAATAATTTCTACCTGTCATACTTAATATTAATGGTCTGGCATCATGACCCTTATACATAAGTTTTGTTTTTTTACTCGTCGTAAATCCTTTAAATCCTGCGTTATTCATTTTAGTCAAACACCAACAGGATTCTTTACCAAAGTGTTCTAAGGCTGTTTGAAAAGCTCGTACAAATAATATCTGATAA